TCGCCGACATTGAAGCAGCGTTACAATCGCAAGGGCAATAATTTTTTTCACAATAACTAGACAGCTATGCACAATACAACAGGCTCAATTCAGCGCGACCCAAACACAAACAACATTGTTTGCGCCGCAAACCGCATTGCAGGGTACGGAATGATTCGTCCCGAGTTGCAAGTGTGGTTTTCGTGGTTTAACCAATACGGTCAATTTATTTCGACCGCGCCTTTTCCTGACGGCGACCCTACGGTGAACGGTCAATGGGAACGCTCAAAGGAGTATTCTCCGGTGCAATTCCCCACACCAAGCTCAGAAATTATTTCTGACCAGCTTGTCTTTGCGCTGCCGCAACATCCAGACGCAGCTTCGTACACAATGCGGTTTGTGTTTCGAGACCGCTCTGTTCCATCAAATAGCAAGTTTTTGGCTTGGGTGAGTGGTCAGTATTAACATTTGTGCTTTGCTATGACCACGCCTGTTTTCACTGGTACTGTCACAAACGGCAAGCTCGTTTTTGACAACCGCAAGCGTTTCGACCAGTATTTGTGCGGTTTGCGCGGAGCGGTAGAAATTGTCGTGCGAAAACGCCGCAAGCCCCGTTCTGACCCACAAAACCGCTATTACTGGGGCGTGGTGGTGGCAATGCTGGCGGATTACACGGGCTACACAACGGAAGAAATGCACGAGGCGTTGAAGTGGAAATTTTTACGCAAGCCGAGCGACGACCACCGCTTGCCCGACACAGTACGCAGCACCGCCGAACTGACAACAGTAGAGTTTGAGCGGTACTGCTCCGACGTACGACAATGGGCAAGCGAAGAATTGACGTTTTCTATACCTGAACCAAACGAAGTAGAGTATGCAGAACAATAAAACGACCATAGCGCATCTGACCCCAGATTCACACAACGCTCGCCGTCACAACGAGCGCAACGTCCGGAAAGAAGACCTGCGTTTGACGCGCGAAGAGCGAAAGGAGAAACCAGCATGAGCAGGACACGAAAAATCTGGGAACAGTGGGACGATGAAAGCCCGCAAGCCTTTGAAGCATTTGAAATTTACCGCGACCAACCAAAAGGAAAACGGAGTGGGGTGAGAGTAGGGAAAAAGTTGGGGAAGAGTGCGGGTCTGATTGAGCGGTGGTCGAGTAAATATCAATGGAAAAAACGCTCTCAAGCGTGGGACGATGAAGAAACGCACCGCAGGAACAAAATCCGATTGCAAGAAATCGAACGCACCGAAAAAGAGGAAACGCGGCGCAAGATTCTTGAGGACATGAACGAACGCCACGCACGACAAGCGCAAGCGTTTTCGACGGTAATCTCAAAACTTGAGGCGGAATTTGGGGAGCGCGTCACGAAAGGCACAGCGGAAAATCAACTATCGCAAATGCCGATGGAGAAGCTGCTCGACGACATCATTCGTGGCGCGTCGGTGCAGCCAAAACTGCACGAAGCCGAGCGCGTGGCGCGGGGTGTGCATCCGACGCACAACGTGAACGTGGCGATGGTGGACGTGACGGAACTGAGCGACGAAGAGCTTGCACGGCTGGCGGGGAGGGCGCAATGGTGACACGAGCAGCACGGTTGGAACGTTTGGAAAAAACGGGCATCGCTGGGTACGCGACCTTTAACGACGTGCCGCTTGACACACGAGCCGCCGCCGAAATGGAGTTGCGTCGCCGTGAACGCAACCGCCAGCCCGAACAGCCGCTCAGTTTGATGGAGTTCATCAGCACGATAACGCCGAATTTCCAGCCGCCGTTGCACTTGCGCCCCATCGTCGAGGCGTTCGAGCGGGTGTTGGTCGAGCCTGTGCGCTTGGGCATCGTCGTTCCGCCGCGCCACTACAAAACTGAAACGATTTTACACGGCATAGCATGGGTGTTGAAACAGCGACCCGATTTGACGACAGGTTTTGCAAGCTACGCGCAGACGTTTTCCGAATCAAAAGCGTTAAAAGCACATCGTTACAGCCAGCGAGCGGGCGTTGTTCCCGACGAAAAAATGAAAAAACGGTCGGAGTGGCGCACCCGCGAAGGCGGCGGCTTGCTGGCAACGGGCATCGGCGGACCGCTCACAGGGCAAGGGTTAGACCTAGGAATTATTGACGACCCGACAAAAAACCGCGAAGAGGCGGAATCAAAAACAATGCGGGACAAACACTGGGGGTGGTTTGAGGACGTGTACGAAACACGGTTTTCGCCCAACGCCAGCAGCATTGTTTTGATGACGCGCTGGCACGACGACGATTTAATGGGGCGCATCATGCGTCACCGTCCTGAATATCAAATTATTCGCATTCCCGCGCTGGCAGATTGCTTGGACGCTGCTGGCAAGGCTTTTGCGCCTGACGTGCTGGGTCGTGCAGAGGGCGAGGCATTATTGCCGACGCGCTACCCTGCTGAAAAATTGGAAAAAAACCGTGCAGAAAAGCCGTACACGTTTGCCTCGCTGTATCAGGGCTTGCCGCGTCTGCGTGAAAGCACAGTTTTTGCCGAACCAACGTTTTACGAAACTGTGCCAGAAAACGTGCGGTACAGTGTTGGTGTAGATTTGGCGTACACGGCTTTAACGCGGGCAAATTACAGCGCGGCGGTCGTGATGGCGGTTCACGAAGAGCGGTATTACGTTATCCACGTTGAACGCTGGCAAACCGATATTACGGCGACGGTGGAGCGGTTAAAAACATTGCAGGCGCGGTATCCTGTGCGGTTCAGCGTTGAGGCAAACGGACCGCAAAAAGCTGTGTGCGATATGTTAGAATTACGCGGCCTCAAGATTTACCGTTTGAACCCCACAACAGACAAATACGTTCGCGCACAACCGCTTGCCGAGGCATGGAAAGCAGGGCGTGTGCTGTTGCCGCGCCAAGCTGCGTGGCTCAGGACGTATTTAAACGAGATGCAGGACTTTACAGGCGTAAATGACGCGCACGATGACCAAGTGGACGCGACGGCAAATGCAATGCCGCTTGTAGGCAAAAAAGTACGAATGTTTACGTTTGATTAACGCCATGAAATTGACTACTAAAATAGCGTCGTTGTTTGGCACGGGCAAAAAGTGGCTGCCGCCGTTTGCGTTGGAATCGGGCTGGATACCGAAAGAGTTTTCGCGGTACAGCTTTGAAAAAGCGGCGCACGTAGTGCAGTTTAACAGTGTTGTGGCGGCGTGTTTGGGTGTGCTGGCGCGCACGTTTTCCGAGCCGCCGATTATGGTCACGGACAAGCGCACAGGCAAAGTTCTAAATACGCACCCGCTTTTGGACTTGCTGCAAATGCCGTACAACCCCTCCATGTGGGGCGATGCGGACGACGAACCAATGAGCCAAGCCGAGCTTATGATGTACACGATGTTTTACGTGGGCGCGGGCGGAAATTGTTACTGGCGCAAGCTCCGAGCGCGTGACGGGCGCGTGGTTGCGCTGATGCCTTATCACGACGGCAACGTTTCCTATTTGCCCAGCACGAACAAGCGAGTACAGGGGTATCAGTTCACAAACGGCGGCGTTGTGGAAACGCTCTCCCCACGGGAATTTGTCCACGTCAAATGGCTCAGTGTAGATTTTTCTAATCCCGTGAAAGCATTGTCGCCCATTGTGGCGGCGGCGCGAGAAGTGGGCGCAGAAGAAGCTGCTCAGGCCTACGTGAACGGGCTGCTTGCGAACGACGCAACTCCACGCACGATTTTTAGCGTGGCTTCGGGCGTGGAACTGACAGACGACCAAGTAGCGCGGATGACGCAAACAATTAAAGATAAATTCGGCGGCAAAAATTACGGTTCACCTGCTGTTCTGGAAGGCGGGATGACAGTGCATCGGCTGTCGCTGGGTTTAAACGAGTTGCAGATTGACCAACTGACCAAAATTCCTGAAACCCGTGTGGCGGCGTTGCTGGGTGTTCCTGCTGTGGTGGCTGGGCTGAGCGTGGGTCTAGATTCGGCAACGTACAGCAATTTTGGGCAGGCAATGAAAGTATTCACCGACTACACGCTTGTTCCTCTCTGGCGCAACATTGCCGAGCAGATTATGGAGTCTGTGCGGGCAGAATACGACGACGGCGAGAATCTTGTTGTACAGTTTGACACGAGCCGCGTGATGGCGTTGCAGGAAAAAGAAAACGAAAAACAAACGCGGGTGCTGTCGTTGTACACGGGCGGCGTCTTGAAGCTGAACGAAACACGGGTGCTGCTTGGTTTTCCAGAGGTCAGCGAAGGTGACACGTTCAAATTTCAACTCGAAGCATCGCCCGCGCCTGTTATCGCCAAAACCGTGCCTGCGCTGAAAGGGTTGTTAGAGCAAGGCAAACAAGAGCCGTTGTTCAAAGACGACGACGATGAAATAATTCGCACAAAATACTGGCAACGGCAAGACGTGCACTTGAAGGCGCAAGAAGAAACGTTGTTGGCGGCAATCAAAAAAGCCTTTGGCAGGGTCGCTAAGGACGTGCAAGAGCGTTTGAAAACGTGGCAGAGGGTAAATGCCGAGTTGAGCGTTCCAAAGGACGTGGGCGTGATTGTGGACAGCGAAGCGATTGGAGAAATTTTAGAAGCGCAAACAAGCAAAGCGGTAAAAGATGCTGTGGTAAAAAGTTTGAAAGTTGCTTGTGAAGAAATCGGCGAAAATTGGAACGCGGTTAAGTCGGACTTTGATAAAATAATTGAAATCGTGGTAAGCGAATCCGCCAGCCGCATTACCTCAGTGCTGGACACAGTAAAAGCGGACGTACAAAAGGTTCTGGCTGACAACGCCACCGCCAGCGCGGACGAAATTGCTGACGCGCTCAGCACGTCGTTTGAGGCGTATTCGGGCGCGAACGCTTGGAAGGCAGTACGAATAGCCCGTACGACAGCAACAACAGCCAACGGACGGGCGCAACACGAGACGTTTGCAAAGTTCGCATTTACAAAAACGTGGCTGTCGGAACGCGATGACGACGTGCGCGAGCATCACCGAGCAATGGACGGACAACGTGCCGACGAAGACGGCTATTTCACATCATCCAACGGCGACAAAGCGCGGTACCCAGGCGGTTTTGGTATAGCTTCGCAAGATATAAATTGTCGCTGTGTTATTTTTCCTGTGAAAGAATGAAACCATATTTTCCAGAAGAAAAAGGGCTGCCTGGTTCTATCAATGTGCCGTCCATGCCT